ATATTGTAATTTTACAGTCATTTCAAAAGATATAATATTATTATTATTAATTTTATATTGCCCCACCCTACTACCCCCTTAACAGAATATTCAATTTTTATTCATTATTATTATACTACATTTTAAATTAAAAAACCCTTATTTTTGTCAAATATTTTTAATAATCAAGAGGATTTATTTTGCCTTTTTTGACCTTTTCCTTTTGTATGGCATATAATCAATCCCTGGGAATTTCTCGTCTAAATCAAGGCCACCTTTAACATTTAGGAAAGGATTTTTATCATCACTTCCCGTGGGCCCGATCTTATCATTAATTTTTTTCTTTCTCATAATGATCATCACCTTTGATTTTTAAATATTACCTGCCCAAAGGTAGTCCCGTACCACACCGCACCTTACCGCACCACGCCAGACTCAACCTAACCCTACCTTACCGCACCACAAATTTTTATTACTTAAATCTTATTACTTCAAATCTACCAAAATGGGGTCTCCAATCCCCAATTCCGACAAACTTTCCAGCATAATCAACTATCTCTTTTAGAATATCCTTTAGCATTGAATCATCCATAACCAACAAATTAAATTCTGCTTCCCAACCTTTTTTAAATGCCGGTCTGCTTCTTAAAATCTGATTCCTCTGGATCTTGACAAATTCCTGATGATTGTAGTCAAAAGTTTTCTTTCCTAAAGGAATTTTATCGGGTTCAACTTCAATGGTAGCATTTATCATATCTTTATAAGTTTTTCCCATTCTACCTTTAATTTTAAAATTTACCGCTGCCTTTACCAAACCAGCCCTTAATTGTTTACTGGGAATATAGCAGCCTATCTCATCATCAAAATATAAAGATTTTTCTGCTTCTTTGGAATAGTCAACTTCACCGGATTTTTGTCTTGAATTATCTTCTTCAAAAGGTCTTTTATGCTGTAAATAATCGGCAATTCCCTTGATTTTTACTTGAACCTCGTAAGCCATCGTTTTTCTCCTTTCTTATTATTTTTGGACAAGTTTTATGACTTCGACCATACCAAACCACACCTGACCAAATTACCCGCTTAAAAGCGGTTGCCCACCGAACCTCGCCTTACCACACAAAACCTCATCGCACCGCACCATACCGGACCCCACCTGACCAAACCTTAAATTATTCCTGCCCGAAGGCAGTTCCTTACCACGCCTCACTGCACCGAACCCCGCCGCACCCTATCAAACCGTACCATACCATAGAAGTATTTTTTTAATAACTTCCTAAACTTCGGATTATCTAAATCGTTAACTATAGTATTAATTAATCTTAAACAATTTATGCCATTTTCTTTACAAATTAAATCCTTCTTTTTATCTCTAACTTTTTGTTTTGGATCACTAATATGGAAAAATCCGCCAGGCTCAATAATACTTGTTAATTTCCCATGTCTAAAAATTGCTATATCTGCATGTGAATTATTATTCCAGAATGATTTTAGCCATTGATTTTTTGGCTCTGGGAATAGTTCTTTTAATGGTATTTTTATTTTAAATTCTAATCGGGGAAATTCATTTGTTAAATGAAAATATAATTTTTTTATTACTTCTTCGTCATCTTGTATCTTGATCATTCTTATCTCCTAATTTTTAACTGGTATTAATTTACCACCACAATAATGACATATATTATCTTTATCAAGAAATTCTTTAGGGGATTTTAATAATTCTGTAGCATTAATAAGTCTTATAATATAATTACCTTTTTTATCTATACCACCCTGCCAAATTTTTTCACATTTTTCACATTTAAGTTTCATTCAATTTTTTCCTCCCGTAAAGTATCTTTAAAAAAATCTTTCCGTTTTCCGATATAACCACATCTCCGGCACCAAAAATCTTTAGTCCTAAGCCGGGATCGGACTTCTCGATTCCCGCATTTAGGGCAAATCGGAACTTCTTTTTTTATCTTCATATAAAATCATCTCCTCCCACACACCCATTATATAATAAAAGATATTCATTTGTCAAATTTATTTTTAATTATTCAATTTTTTATTGTTTTTTCTGCTTTTTTTTTACTCGAAATCGCTGTAACCCTTATAAATAAAGGGTTTGCTTGATTTTTGAAGACGTTCGTAGACTGCGTATATGGAGAAATTTTGAAGTGGCGCGTATGATTATATGTCTGAGGTTAAAAGACACACCTTAAAATCAAAATTTGAAGGTCTGTTTTTTGGTGATCTAAAAATGACCTGCCCCGGACTCTTCACCGGGGCAGTTAAGGAGGTACCTAAATGAAAAAGTATCGTGGGTTGGCGGCAAGCGATATTTATTTTGAGAGATCAGGGCATATAAACTTTTTTCCGAATTTTTCTTCAAACAATTCTTCTATCCGCTTCTTTAATCTGGCATCGAAAAAAATCGCATAGAAATCTAACTTTACCATTTCAATGTATTCTTTATATCTTTTCTGGAGTATATAAGCCCTGTATTTTTTGTGATAATCTACTTCATATATTCCCATGCATTTGAATATTTCTGTCCAGAAGGGAATAGTAATATTCTTTTCTAACCAAGTATCTCCTATGTAGGGTTTACGGTATTCTTCTTAAAAACATTAACTGCATTAAAGAAGGCCACGATTGCATCTATGGTCTTACCTGCAAAATCTAATATTTTCTCTTTTTCAAATGGCAAAGTTATAAATCCTGCAATAAAATCTAATGCAAGACCAACTACGACTAATACCGCATTTTTCTTTTCTGGTCCGTGACCGGGAACTTCAAAAAGATTCACTAAGGCTATTAACATGGAAAGTAATCCCGGTATAAGTTTTAAAAATTCTAAAATCTTGGATAACATTTGCTTTTACCTCCTTTCTTAATTTATTACTATATTTATTTTTTGGGTTTTTTTTCCAATCTTTGTATATATACATACATTGGCACAGGTTCAAAAATTTTCATTTGTCCTTACTTCCTTTCATTTATTTTATTATTCTAAAACTCTATCCAACCATTAACCCATGCGATAAACACACCAAACAGTGCTGCTACAAAACCGAATAATAAAGGTCCCATTATTTTTCATCTCCTTTTCTTATATATATTTACGAATATGTAAAATAAGATTGCTAATATTAAAATTAAAATACAGTTCATGTCCTATTTTCCTTCTTTTATAATCCGATAAAACTTCAATAGACTCTCGTTTTCTATGTGTGCCGAATAGATAATTTTTCCACCTGGATATACCCAGAATTTACTCGGAGAAGGCGGTTTAACGTCTACATGAATACCCCATTTAGCTATACCAATTCTCAAGCCCCCCACTTTTTCAGCTATCAGGCCCAATTTTATCGGGGTTATCCCATTAACTTTTATATCAGCAGCCTCTCCATCAGGAGCCGGTATGTGTTCAGACCCGGGGAAACCACCTATTCTTTTATTTTCTTCTTCACATCTATTACCACTTAAAACAATAACCGGCCTATGAAAATCAAGCCCCCTGTCTATAATCATTATCATCATTTCAAGTTTAAACAGTAATAGACTACTTACCCGGACCTTTTTTCTCCGGCATTTTTTACAAGGACATCGAAATTCCCATTTCCAAAAGTTAGTAGAAAGATCGCCTAAAGATTTTTTATTTCCGTCCATTTATTCTCCTATCAACACTTTCTATTAATTTACACAGTTTATTTTGGTTCTCGCCGATATCTTTAAGTAATACTATGCTCTGGTTATTCAAGTCGGCATTTTTTACATTGTCCTGATGTAATTCCTTCATATCATTGATAACTAAATTCCTAATAAATAATGTTTCCTCTTTTCGTTCCTCATCACGCTTATTTTCCTTTTTAATTCGTTCTTCATCGTGCTTATCCTCTCTTATAGCTTGACGTTTAGTTTGATATTTTAAATACCAAGCCATTAATGATACCAAGATTGCTAATGCTCCTACATCTCCATAATTACTAATTAATTCTCCTATCATTACATCATCTCCTTATGGTGTCTGCCATTCTGGAGCAGTTGCCCCAGCGTTCATCGTTAATACTTGCCCCGCTGTTCCTTTAGCCAATCTTATCCAATTGGTTCCATTGAAATACAAAATATCCCCAGCAGCTTGACTTGTGATAACCAAATCAGTTGCCTTAATACTTGCTGTACCTTCGGCGGTCATATCACCGCCAGCACTAACATTAACATAATTAGTCCAGGCACCATCACCCATTTTGATATTGCCTGCGTTGTCTATTTCTTGACGTAAAACAGGAGTATCTGAACCATCAGGCGTGGTAAGAAATTCTAATCTGCCTGGCATATCATCTGTACCTGGAGTTCCATCAACTACTCCCCTTATTTCTGTTGCATTTACATGATAACCACTGACATCATTCCACCCTGAAAAATATATATCTCCTAATTTATCTCCTGATGCAACATTACTAGTTGGGTCTCCATCTCTGCTTCTCCTAAAAAAGAAATAAGGTGGATTATTAGCATCGACAGCACGTGAAAGCCTAAAGCCAGGGTTGAAATCCCAAATCCCTGTAACCGTCTCATTCTCATCTAACATACCAATAGAAGTTACATCGGATAAATCGTCAGAAGATATTGCCCTACTTTCCCAACTATCACCATCAGCGACTAATACGTATTTATCGGTGGGAGTAGTAATACCAACATCGGTTAAGTCTGAAAGTTGAGAAACTCCGCCACCAGCCCCTGTGGTTTCCGTCCAGACTGCAGCCCCATCAGTGTTATCGAGGCATACATACTCTTTGTCATTTGTGATATCGAACCATCTACTACCTACTGCATAACCTTCATCTACATCATTATTTACAGTTGGAGCTTGAGTCCCGTCGAGTTTTACTTTTAGATTTTCTACGTAGTTAAGAGATAAATCTTCTTTAGTCTCCGCAAGTGTTCTAACCGCATAAGTATCATTAGCAGTTAATTTTATTAATGAAGGTGATACATAAGCTAGCGCTGATATATTTGTTAAGGCTGTATCGAGTGGTTGTATATTCAATTCTGCTTTGGTTTGCCAGGTCATTTCCCCGGCAATATAAGCGGCAATATCGTCATTTACAGGTTCATTGGAAAATTTCAATCCGGCTTCGGGTATTTGAAGGGTGCCAATGGTCGTACCATCTACTTTTGGGTAAGTTGTGTTATATTGACTATGACCAAGTAGATTACCATAAGCGTCAAGTATTTCCCTTACCTCTATTGTATCCTCCAAAGCGTCCGATTTATCGCCAGTGCCTACAAAATAGTCAACCCCACTTTGCTGTGTATAATTATAAAAGGTAAAACCGGGAATACTAAATACTAATAGAAGGATTGATAAAATTATTCCTAATAATATTTTATTTTTTAACATTTTCTTTTACCACCTCACTTTTAATTGGTTTATAATTCATAATTGTGTTTATAAGTATGCCTCGAAGGCCCTTCATGCTGAACTGAGAGAGCCTATTATTTAGCTCCTCTTGTAAAAACTGAGTCAGTATCTTGTCAATTTCTTTTGCTAAATTTTCCATGATATTCTCCTTTCATAAAATAAAAAAAGAGCCAAAAACAGAACGTTTTATCGTTCTTATTCTTGGCTCTCTAAAAATGGAGCTCTATTGACTTATTTAATTTTTAGAAATTAATTACTTAATTGTTAAAAATCTTCTTTAGCTTTATCTCTCCAACATTATTTTGTTAGCTTCCGTTGCTATTGTTATTACGGCCCTATATTGCCTCATAAATATTTTTGCATCTGCTAATTCTTCCGTTGTCATTCTTTCTGCTAATCTATTTATTTCATCTGCTGTCATACTATTAAATTGAGCATTATATATTGATAACATTGAAGCTAAGGTTAAATCTTGTGTATTTGATGTATTAGACAAAATATTAACAGAAAATATTCCTACTAAAACTATAATTAGTAATATTAATAATTTTTTCATTTCATTCCTCCTGAAATAAAATTTAATTAAGTCTCCAAACTTCATTAATTTTACTTAAATACATAGAATAATTATTTAGCGTTTCACTTTCGCTTGAACAAATATCTTCAAAACAAACGGTTGCAGTTAAAGTAAGATTGATATTCATTTCAGAAATATTCCCACTTGTTTCAACATAGTTAAGATAAGCACTAAAAACTAAAGTTGAAGAATCAAAATAAGGCATACCTTGATATACTTCAACTGTCTGATAAGCATTTCCATCCGGGATGCAATAAGTTTTGGCTAATTCATATTCTCGATTAGATAATGCTAATAAATAATTATCCACTGTTCTTAATATATCTTCTGCATTGTGGAGTGGTGGAGTAACTATTCCCGAACATCCAGCCAATGTGAAAATTAAAAATACAACAAAAATCAACAACAGTGATTTATCCCTCATTTTTACCTCCTTTTTTATTTAGATCCTTTGGATTTTTCTCAATTATCTCATTTATCTTTTTTTCCATTATACCAAAGTCTGAAGGATATTTCAATTTTAATTCATCCATAATATATTTTAGGGTTTTTCTTAATATTTTTAGTTCAGAGGGGATATTATATAGTTCATTAATTTTAAAAGCTAAAGTCATCCTTCTATCAGTTCCAGAAAAATAACTATATTTATTATAATCAAAGTTTATTATTTTCTCATCTATAATTTCATAAAGAGGGAAACTATTCCAAGTTTTTTGTTCTCTAACCCTAAATTGCTTATATTCTATCTCTTTTGTTTTCTTGCCTTCCTTATCTTTTTTGTATTCTATTTTTAGCACATCTTTTATAAATTTATCATCATCAGGTAATTCGATTAATTTATCGTAACCATAAAATTCTTCATCACTTATCGATAATATTATTTCATGTTCTATATCATCCTCGTCGAAATTTAATTTCTTTGTATTAATATATAGTTTCATTCTATCTCCTTCCTTACCAACCCTCTGTCGTATTCACCAAATACCAAGCCGAATGGTGATAATTATGTAACAATCCAATCGTTGGTACTGCTATCTCTCCATTGTAATTATTAGAAACAGGAGCATCTGCTAAGGTTGGCAATTGTAATTGTCCTGAACTATAAAAGGCGGATATCTTTTCGGATGCGTAAATTTTTAAAGTCGTTGTTATAATTTCGGAATAAGCGGGATTCATATAAATAGAAAAACTGGCAAGGCCTGCTTTAGCAAATGTCACTTGTGCGCCAGTTGCATCATACAATCTTATCCCGCTATCTTCAAAGTAGATATCTTCATCAGTCCCGCTACCAACACTTAATCTACCCTTTATTTGCAAAGCACTTCCATCCCATTTTAGCCAGTTGGCAGCACTGCCGATATTTAGTTTATATGCTCCTCCTTCATACCCTAACCAAAATCCTGCTGTGGTATCTGCATAAGAAGTCTTATCTACAGTCCTTATATATCCCGTATTACTAATCTGAATAGTCCCTGCAGTTATTGCTCCCAGATTAGCACTTATTGCCGATAAATAATCTATATCTAATCTATCAGCAATGATCGAGCCTGTCTCAATATTTCCGCCGTTAATAATGGTATACGTAAGTATCCAATCTGCGCCATTATAAGTTCGGGGTTTATCCCCGTCATCGGTATCTATCCAGATATCCCCTGCCTGCATTCCTGATGTTGGAGCGGTCGCTTGCCTGAATACTTTGGCTTTAGCGTCATATATGCTTAAATCAGGCTTATCGCTTATATTGGCATAGCCCGAAGTATTTGCTATAAATTGGATCTTCCCCTGGATTATTCCATTATCCAAATCAAAATAAGTTAAGCTATCAGTAGATTCAATTTTCCCGGTCCGGATAAATCTTCCATTTATGATCGTCTGGCCGTAAGTTAAGGATACTCCCCTCACACTGTCGACTACCGAATGTAATACTCCGATAAGAAAATAATAATATGTCTCATCATCATCAAATTTTCTTTGTGTCCCATCGACTACGATTTGCCCGGTATAACCAGGCTCCTTGGTGCATTTAGCATAAATATAATAGGCTGTCTCATCTACCAGACTATCCTGAGAATTTTCTGATAGTGTCCAGGTTGTAATTTCATCTGCAATTGATAAATGAATTAAACTTCCAGCACTGGCATGAAATTTAGACACATCAGAAGTATAATTCCCTTCAATTTCAACACCGGATAAAATAAATTGGGTTGATTTTGATCCCACTGACAACATTCCGGTCTCAACCGACTCAGGTCTAATTTTTCCCATATCGAAATATCCGTCTGTATCAAAAATCATTGTCCTTAATTCTTCAGATGTTCGCCAGTTTCGCCTGGATCGGATAATATTTCCACCTTCTCCAATCTCAATTTTTTCTTTTAGATCTTCCTGCTCGTCATATAATCGTTGGATCAACTGCACTTCCAAATGGTCAGTTAATTTCAGGGTATATTTATATTCATTGGCCACCGATTTAGTTAGTTCTACAATTCGGGTCATTACATTTATCCCTAAATCTGTGTCCTGAATTGTAATAAAATCTCCTACCTTTAGACTAATTAAATGGGTTTGAAAATATCGCCAGTCAGGTTCAAGAATATAGGTTACTCTAGGTTCACAATTATCGTTAATGTAAGTTTGAGCTTTGGCCTGCAGGGCTGTTTCGGCAGTGTCTATATAAGATTGTGGTAATTCTATCTCCAATAATACATATTTATCGCCTACTGCAGGCTTTAAGGTGGCATTAGGCATTTCATAACCTACCTCGTCTTGATAGGCAATAATGGTAAATTCTTTGGTAGCGTTATTATAATTAGAGACTTCAAATTCATACCCGCCTAAATTTCCAGAATTAAAGTGTAGTTTTGCGGTTACTCCGGGAAGTAGATACTCATTTAAATCAAACATAAGAGGCTCGTTAGTATCTTTGAACTTTGTAATATCTCCCTCATCTACCCAGCTTATCGTTCCTTCCCGGTGGGGATAAATATCTTCAAATAGTTCTGTATGTTCAATTGTGCCATACTTATCAATATTTTTTTCTAAATAGGATTTTTCATCAATGGTTACAAATTTTAATCTTCTGCAGTGGTCTCGGTAATCGATTGCCAGATTTTTTGTCGAGCCAAAAGCATATAGCCTAGTAATAATATTCTTTTCACTTAACGTGTTTCGTGTAATATTTCTTAAACCCTGTTTATATTTGAAGGTTAGCCCTGAATCACTGCCCGCCTTATCGGTAAAGCAAATATCTTTTGTGTAACTATAAATACTAAATTCAGTAGGGTGGTAACCATGTTCAGCTTCGGCAGCAGGTTTATATCCTATCACCGCGTCGGCAGCGGGTAAATAGGGTAATTCTGCCCCCTCTTCATAATCTAATGCAAAAGTGAAATAGAATTCCCCTTCAAATTCCTCGTAAAGTTTTTGCAGGACTTGCATGCAGTTATTTTTTGAAAAACTTAATAATTTATAATCTGAATTTGTCTGATCACAAGTTCCTTTTGCCCAGCCGGTATGTTCCCGGACCATATTAGTTATAATAAGGTCGATAAACGTTTCCAGGTTCCCCATTAAATAAAAATCAGAATTTCCATCAGTATCTAAAAATTGGGTTTTGAGTAATTCGTAACTTTCAGATTCAAAAGTGATATTGTAATCATAAGAATTAATAGAATTTTTTTTGATATTAGGAAGGCTATTAATATGATATATAACATCATCGTAAACAATAAAATCCCCGATATTAATATCTAAAAAGATATGGGAATTAAAAGATGATTTGATGATATCCTGTCCTAGAAGCTGGCTAATATGGCGGGTATTATCATCAGTTTTTATTGTTATCCAGAATATTGATCCTCTATGTATATTCAGATTCATTATAAAATTCTCCTCATGAGGCTATCGTTGGTTCAGGTTCTCTCAATTTTAAAATAAACTTTCCCACTAATGTAGAACCATTCCAGCCGGTTAACATATCTAAAGTTCCACCATCTTTAAAATATATATCCAGAGTATCGGTTAAAAATGGTAATTTTAGGGTATGCAGGCCAGGACCTTCTAACACTAATTTAAAGGCTTTCAAATGATTAAGAAAAAGAACTTTCGAGGTCGCTTTTATGTAACAAGATAATATTATATCCCGGGGCTCGAAATTAATATCGTCTGCAGTAGTAAAAGCTTCTTCTCCGTTGGAATCGAGCCAACTATGGGCTGTTTTACCTTTTCGCTTCAAAAAATCTAAAGCCCCTCTTGTTTTTTGAACATATACTCCGTATGTAGTGGCCATATCCAAAGTATCAAGTAAATATCCGGATTGCATATTCTAAACACCCCCTATTGATCTTAAATATTCACTCTCTAAAGTATTCCCTTCGCCTATTTTTTTATCAATACTTTCTAAGTACTTATTATATTTAGTATTATCAGCGATTTGGCTGTTAATAATTATTATGCTTTCCATATTCGTAAGAACCTCTACGGTATTAATTCTGATTGCCTGGAATTGTCCGGCCAGTAGCCCTGCTGTTTCTTCTGTTATACCGGCAATTGCTCCTGTTAGCCCTGTTATATCTACTCCCTCTGTTACCCCCGCTATTGCATCCTCTAATTCTATCCCTGCTGCTGCTAAAATCGATTGTAATGCTTCCCATTGAGCTGAGGCATTTTTAATTATATTTTGATATGTTGACGCTAAAATATTTATTTCTGCAGTTGTTAAACCGCCTTCGGATAGAGAAGCAAATTGTTTATACCAACCCTCGATATATTTTGTGATAATAGTTCGCTTGAAAGCATCTATAATTGCCTTTCTCATCATATCGTTAAAAGTATCGGCAAAAACTTCAGCAGAATCCAACCCTTGAGAGAATCCTTCGGCTATAGCATCGGCAATTGATTCGGCAGTAGTCCCGGTAAGAATTTCCCGGTATTGTTGCCATAAATAAGCTATTTCTGCATTGGCACTTTCTATAGACGATAACCATTCTTCTATCTTTTCCTGGTCAGTTGTGCTCCAGGTCCACCAGAAAAAATGTCCATGAGCTTTTTCTTCGGCTGCAATCATATCATTGTAAGTATCAATCTGTTCTTCGAGTAAATCAATTGTATTCTGTATTGCTCTAGTCTTTGCTGTTCCTAGAGCTTGGTTCAATATTGTTTGCTGTTTTTGTAATTCAAGGGTGATCGCCTGTAATTCTTTCCGAAGTTTGGGGACATCAGAATGGTACTTAACAAATATTTTAATAATGCTGTTTATGGCAGCCGCTATTCCGCTTATAATCCCGGTAATATCACCCGTTGCGAAACTAATTGTTATTCCACTGATTCCACCAACTAGATCGGCCATATTATTTATCGTTTCTTCAAGTTCTGTGTCAAAATTACCGACAGCGCTGGCCAGGGCGTGTAGGGCATCAACTGTTTCATTGATTTCTGCTCTTACATTTTCCCATATTTGCTTTTGTGAATCGGCGATTTTTTCACTAAGTAAGATTATAATATCGGCATATTCAGCATATTCTATTTTCATTTCTTCCAGGGTTTCTATATAATCTTTTAATTGTTTATTATTTAATTCTTTCCCATATCCGGCTAATTTATCATCTACTTCTTGTCTTGCCTTACTTGCTTTAATTTCTGCTATTAGTTGTTTTTCTATATTCTTTAATCTTTCTTTTTCATATTTGTCATCAGTAAGCAATAGTAATTCAGCCGTTTTTTTATGAATTGAAACAATCTTTTCTTCTATTGTCTGGTAAGCGGCAAAATAAGAATCCAATAATTCTCTTTTTTCTTTGGCCGCTTCTTCTTCTTTTTTCGATATTTTATTCAATTCAATAGTTATAAATTCAAAATATTCCTTATTGACTTCTGTTTCTTTATATAGTTCTGTTCTGGCTATTTCAAGCCTCTGTTTATAGTGTTCTTCTAATTCCCCTATCTGTTGCCCTAAATTCTCTTTGAATATAATTAGCGATGCCTCTGTCATTTCTTTATTATATTTATCATTAATCTCTAATATATTTTTATTATGCTTTTCAACTGCCGATAAATATTCGGTAGAACCTTCTTCATAATTTTTGATTATAGATTCGAAATTATCTTTTTCAGCTTTAAGATCTTTTTCTCTTGCCTCTTTAATATATCCGAAAAGTTCATCTTCTATCTTTTTCCTTTTCTCTATTAACGTCTTATTGTATTCATATATATCATCGGTAATTATTTTAGTTAATTCGGCATTGCCTTTATATTTTTCCAGCATATCAGAAAGGTATTGACCATAGTTTTTGCCTTCTTCGATTAATTGTGCATTGTGTTTTTCTACATATTCTTCCCCGAATTGAGCTATATCGCTTGAATATTTTTTGTATCGGCCTGCCATATATTTTAATTGATCTTCTACTTCTTCAACATTAGCGGCAATTGGGATTATGGTTTCGGGAAGTTCTTCTCCGGCTGTAGAGGGTATTACAATTGGTCTTTCCCGCGTCTTTTTTAATTCCTTTAATGAGTCAGTTAGTGCATCTACTTCAATTCTTGATTTTTCTTGATTAAGAGTTAACTGATCCTCTTCTAAACTTCTTTTTTCGGTTGCATTAGATAATTCTTGCTCTAATTTTATATATTCGACATTATCTCTTAAACGAATTTCCATCATATCATTTAATTGCTCTTGTTTATATATTCCCTTTTCCCCACCTGTCAATATAAATTCTGTTAATTCTTTTTCAGCTTTAATTTGTTTTTCAATTCTCCTTATTTCTTTATTTCCCTCATCTTCGTTCCTATCATATAATTCTTTAGATAAATCTGCCCGGCGCATTTCGATTTTCGCCTGTGCCAATCCTAATTCCATAATTCTTATGCTTAAATCTATATTGCCTTCTTTGGCTAAAGTTAAAATATCAATAGAAGTGGCAGCATCTTCGGCAGCTTTTCCAAGAATGGGGAAATATATAGCCAAGGCTTTTTCGGCTGCATGTAATTGGGTTGTTTCTTCTCTGGTAAGTTCTGTCTTGCCTCTTAAATTTTCTACGGTCTCAATTAAATTATCAATTCTACCCTGTTTTCTTTGCAGGGTATCGGTTAATTCTGAATAACTTCTTGAAAGTTTAGAAAGCTCATCAGTAGCCCCGCTCATAGCTATATTAATACTTTTAGCTATATCGTTCATAGTGCCAAGTATGCTATCTCCAAGCGGTTTTAATTTAGCCATTACATTATTATGTAAGATAGCTAATTGATTTTCGGTGGTATCCATCATAGTGGCAAAAGCTTTATCAGTAGCGCCGGTAGAATTTTCTATCTCATTTAGAGTCTTATTGAACGCTTCACCTTCATCTGTCATAACCGCAAGCAGACCGATAAGTCCCCGGACATTGGGGAATAATTCCATCAGAGCGCCTTCATTGCCTTTGGTCGCTATTATTATTTCACTCAAGATTTGCTTAAATCCTTTTGATTTCAAAGCGGATATATCAAATTCAATTCCCAATTCCCTTGCCTTATCTGCTGCTTCACCTGTTCCTTTAGAAACACGCAGCATAGCGGTCAATATTCCTCTAATGCCGGTAGAAACAATATGCGGTTGTATTTTCTTCACTGCTTCGGCATACATGGCGGCAAGTTCATTAAAGGATAGTCCCGCTTCTGCAGCAAGTCCTGTTACCATAGATATAGTTGGGCCGAGTTCTTCCATTTTTACCTTACCGAGTCTTACTATAGTAAATAATTTATCGGAAATATCGGCGGCAGTTCCAGCAGCTTTGCCATAGGCATTCATAACGTAGGTTAAAGCATCAGCAGCGGTAAATGTATCGGTTACAGAGGCCGTAGCGAGCTCGGTAGAGACCCGTAGTATTTTCATAGCCTCGGCCCCATCATAGCCAGCAGAGACAATCTGGTATAGTGCTTTGGTTAATTTCTGGGCATTATCGGGAACGGTTTTTGACATATCAATTATTTCTTTTGATATGCCTTCAAAATTATTCTGGACCGCCTTAGAAATAGTCTGGACTTCTTTCATAGCAGTTTCAAATTCTTTAGAAAAATTGTAGGCCTGCTTAGATATTTTAGCAAAGATAATAGCAGATCCGATTGCCAAGCCTGCAAAAACATCCATTTTGGTTATAGCGCCTGCAAGGCCTCTCAATATTCCTTTGGCCTGGGCAGAGCCAGTTAATAGGCCAGCATTATTTAATCCAGTTTTCCAATATAATGAATTAGTTCCTGAAACGTCAAGAGCCATTTTATTCCACCTTAATTAAATTTTTATTTGCATCTTTTTGATTAAAAATATCCCAGCGTAGTGCTAATTTATTATTATTGAGTCTAATTCCTTCATTAATATATCCACCGGCTTTTTCATAATTCTTTTTTTCGAATTCGTAGATAGCTAACCAGTTTAAAATTTCCGGTAAAATTACTTTTGTATTACTGACTAATAATTGATCGTATAAGCTTCCCTTGGTATTAAATATATTAAGTGCAATTTCGAAATATTTTTTTGCTTTTTTATTATCTTTGCCGGTAAAATAATTCCCCAGCATCAAATATATTTGAGAAATTCTACTTGAATAATGACAAGCTTCTTTCTCTATCCTTTCCGCATTTTTTATATCATCAAGTGCCAGATAGGAACCTACTAAATTCATAAAAGGTTCAAGAAATGCGGTCCAACCTTCGTTATATTTTTCCTTTCTCATTTTCTTGATCCATATTTCACCGTATTTAATAACATTCTTAAAATCACGAGTTACATAATAAGTTTTAATTAAATGAGTAAAATTATGAAAATTGTCCGGATGTTTCTTATATTCTTTTTGGAGCATCGGCAAACTGCGTGCCATTTTATTATCAAATAATTTTTCGCCCTTTTCCCCCTGAAATATATATCCGTAATGATTAAAAATTATATGAGGGGCAAAAAGATATGGGACTTTTACGCTTGGCCTGTTATGAACGGCCTGTTCAAAATGGAAATCCTTCTCATTTTTAAATATTCTGGGCTGCAGCATTTCCGAATATTGCTTTAAATCTCTAGAATAATAGTTATATAAATTTACAAATACCGTTGGTTCTTTATATTTTGGATTTAATATTATATCTTCTAAAGGATATAGGCACTCATGGCTCAATTCCTCATCGGCATCCATATACATAATTTTATCCCCGGTAGCCTTTCCAATCCCGTAGTTGCGGGCTTTGCTGAAATCCCAGGGGATAAATTCTTTTTTATATACCTTGTCGGTAAACTTTTTGGCAATATTTATCGTCCTGTCTGTCGATCCCGTATCTACTATAATTAATTCGGTAAGTGGTTTTAGCGTTTTATCATCTTTTATTTGAATAATAGGTAAGAAGGAATCTAAACATCTTTGTAAATTTGCCTCTTCATTTTTTACTATCATACATATTGATAATTTTGGTTTTTCCATTATTCCTCCTTTAAACAGCTTATAGGATTTACGCCCCAATTCCCTTTTATATCCGGTTCATAGGGTCCGATTTCGCAAATAACTCTTGTTTTTATTTTTTTAATTCCTTTTCCATAATCGATGTTTATAAAAACATCCCTACAGGCATCCCCTACAAATTCGATTTTGGTTATTTCCCATTTCTTTAAATCTTTTTTCCAAAACCAACCTTCTAGCCAGCCTATATTATTCGAATGATTACTTCTCCAGGTCAATTGGGTATATCTCGCCATTTTTGCCCATTTTTTCTTTCTCCAATTGATCAGGAATTTTTCTATCACCTTTTTAATTTCTTTATCCATGAATAACTTCCTTTCATTATTTAATTTTTATAAATGACGTTTCCCTTTCAAATTTATCTAATTTCGTTCTTATTCCACGAGACGGATCATAATATTTATTATTATTCCAGACACAAAAATGTTTATTTTTATATCCGGAGTAATGAATAGTGATTATACAAAGTTTTGGTTTATTATTGTTTTTTATCCTGATAGCTTTATTACTACAGGTTATCCCCTTTTTTTGTAAGGCATAATATAATGTTTTTGTGCCCGTTTTGCCCTTTGAACCAATTAATTTTATTGATTCATTAAGGGTTATTCCGGCAATCATTGCCACGCAGGCCTGGCCACATAAATTTGAATTTTTAGGTTGTTTAATTAAATTAATTATCATAACAATCCTTTTAATTCGTTAATGTCTTTAATCTCCATATCGCTTATTTCTTTCTTTTTTTGTTTTTTGGAATCATAACTTGGAATACTACTCATCAGCATAGCTAAGTTAGTATATGAGTAATTCCATAAGATATCCCTCATGGACATCCGGGGAAAATAATGCATTAATCCGCCAATTATTCGCCAGGGGTTTCCTTTTTCTTGATCTGTAGAAGATTCATCCCCCTTATCGAAACTAAAGACGCCAAAAAAGGGCTGACATCCATTTGCTGAATTACTAAAGTCATTAATTTCAGCCCCTCCTTTGTCGTTAGATTTTCGTTCAAGAATCTAATCAATTTTTTTGATGGTTCTTTCTCTCTATTAACAATTCCATAAGCAATCATTTTAATTAATTTGTCTTTATTTTCGATTATATTCTTAGCTCCCAGATCCATAAAATTGATTTCCTTATCATTGTTTTTCATAGCTCCTACTAATTCATCAGTATTTAAATCCAGTAGAATTTCACTGATTTTTAATAGGGTCCCCATTTTAATGGGGTATATAACGAATTTTCTTTCAGGGGTAATTAAATTAAATTTATGGAATATATTTTTATTTTGGATGGTAATGGTAAAATCAACTCCCTTTTCGAGAATTGAATCTACGGCATTTTGGCGGATCTGATTATTTTTATTATCACTCGGGGCCCCGAGATTGTCCTTGATTTCTTTTTTTTTATTCTTTTTAGCCATATCTCTCCTTCTTAATTTATTACCCGCTCTAATAATGTTTCTATATAGGGCGGGTAATAAATAATCTTTTATGTCAATGGAAGGATCGTCATTTTAATTGGTGCATTTGCAGTGGTAGGAGGCAACAGCACATCAGCGGTAAATGTGATCTGTCCCGATTCGGTTTTGGCAAATCTCAATTCCCCACCGGCGTAAAGAGAAGCCCTGGCTATTTCAAACTTTAATTGCTTCGCGCTTATTAGTTTAGAAGTAAGTTCGAAAGCCCTCTCTGCAATTGCTATTGCCGTATGAGGCGATTTCCAAATAGATGTACCACTCACGCTTCCCCCAAAAGCCTGTACCATCATGGTAGTTGACATATCCCTTGTAGCGAATTCTATTGTTTTCTTGCCTCCAGTGATTATTTGTACATCGGGATATTCGAAATCCTCACAAAACAGATCTGCTACCGAAGCCGCATTAAGCACTAGATGTGCGCTGTCAGGTACTATATATTGTATAGTAACAAGGGTTGTAAGAGACGGCCCTATTTTTACTGTTTCTAATCCAATTAATCTTATATTACTCATTTTATTTTCACCTCGTTTTTATTTTTCTATAAAACAATTTATTCTCAAATTTACATAACTCATTGATTTTTGGTCAAAGTCTTGTAATAGTATCTGATTAGTTATATCAAAAATATAGTAATTTGAAGTGCTATTATATGCCTCTATTTTGGTTATCACTGCACCGGCAATTGCTCTTAATTTTGTTATGTCAGGGGTCCCATTATTAAAATTTTTACAATAGCAATTTATCATAAAGGTGGCATCGTTTATTATTTCGTCTCCGTTATAATTAGATAAAGGAATTATCACAATATCCTGCAATTCAGAATTTAAAGGTTTTTTATTCCTATAAACCTTACCATCTATTGTGGCCTGAACCGGAACTACATTAATAATAGGATATAATATATCGTTTATATCAAATGTTGTTTTCATAGACTATATTCCTTTATCTTTGATTTTAAGAGAGCCTTCGCTGCCGGCACGCTTCCGGTAATTACATCATATCCTTTACTTTCAACCGCTGCAGCATATTCCATCCCTGCAACTCCAATCAAGACAAATCCTTTGCTATTTTCCCTTAATACCTCATTTGCTATTTTTTTTGCCTGGGCTCTACCTTCGGCTTTTCCCTCTATATTTTCCTGAATAATATTTCCATCCCGGGCAATGATATATCCGATTGAACTTCTTAAATTCCCCGTTTGATCGTGATATGTTTGGGTACTCCTGGCGTCATTGACGAATTTTTCGCCTATCATAGCCAAGGTCCAGATGATCCTTTGTTCTATGCTGACCGTAAATCTATCTATTCGTCTGTCTATATTCCCTTGTGAGAATCCAGGAATCAAAGGCATATTAACACTTCATCTCTATATGTTTTTGATATTCAAACAATTGTAAAATTATATGTTCCTTGTTAAAAAAGGTTAGTTTTGCATTATCAGGGACGCTTCCCGCACCGGCAAAAATCGGAGAAAAGATAGCCCAGTTATATCCGATCATATCCCCGGATTCCCCTATAATATATTTAGTTGAATTCGGTTGAGCATTACAGACAATCCCTATTGTTACCAAAGTTCCCTCTTCATATATTCCAAGTGTATATGTTCCGGGAGTAAAATAACTTAAAGTTGCTGTATGAGGATATCTTTTTATCACCAGATTGCCTCCCCATTGACCGTTGGCATAGTTTCTAAATCATATTTCCGTAGAATTGTTTTTGCTAATGCAATTAGTTGAGCTCCATTATATTTAACTGCAAAAGAGCCTTCTCTTAAATCGGGATGTGCGGCCAAAGTGAAATAGAGGGATGCAGCAGCTAAATCTATATCTTTAGCATTAGCTGCCGCATAAGTCCCTCCGGCGTCAAGACCTCTATCTAAAAGAAGTTTCTCCAATAAATTATCATTACTATATTCAGTTTGTGACTGCAAAGCCTCTTTATTGTTCATTTAGATTATGTTCCCCAGCTCCCGGTAGTTGACATTTCAGTATCAAGAGAAAACACTCTATCTATTGTAGGCCAGGATGGGAATGCATTGAGTTCGCCTTTGGTATATTCGGCTATAGGATCAACGTCAGACCATTTGGAAATCAGGATAGGTCCTTTTTTGGCCTGAACTACCTGTTTAGGTGGATTGGTCTCTTCGGCTATTGGTCCGTAAAGCATATCTCCACACTTTAAATCTTCCAGGAAGGTTACATATCTATCAGCTTTATCAGAATCAAGCCAGGGGTCAACTGATGTAATCGTATGTTCTGCATCCTCATAGCTTATTCTGGTGTCGATTATTATTATTTGTGGATATCCTTCGGATTTTAAAGCCTCATTTGCCACTTCAATTGTGGGAGCCCTCTGTTTTCTTGTCCCGCCATAAATAGCATAGGGAATTACAAAATCCTTGATCTGATCCGAAATTCTAAATGCCAGCCATTTAGAACGATTCATTAGCATATATTTTGGTGCTACTCCAGCATCGGAGGCTTGTTCCATGACAAATTCTATGTCGGTTATGGGCTTGGAAGTTGCAGCTAGTAGAATTGTCCATTTAGTAGTATTAGCTCCTACTACGACTTCTTTATTGGCCGCAAGAAGCCCAAAATCAATAGCCTCTTCGGTTATTACTCCTGCAGCGTTTGTGACTGTAGAAAGAGTTATCTGCCCTTTTGATAATGCCTGGAATATTATCCATTCCAACCGGGCATTTACACCGTCCACGCAGTCATCTACATCTCCAAATACAAGGTCCAGTAAGGCCTTCTGTTCCGGTCTTGCCTGGGCTTTCAGTATATTGTAGGTATTCAAATCTATTTCTGTCATTTTCTTTTTCATTCTAATTGCAGGGATTTCTCCCGATAATTTACTTACAGTTCTTCTGGTCTTTAAAGGTGCACTCACATCATAAGCAACCACATCGGCAGCCACCCTATTCCCTTTTGAACCCACCAATGTCTCATATGTGAGAAATGGAGTTGACTTCAAGGGAAAGAATGTAGGCCAGAATAGTTTTTCATATACTCGTGCAATGAGATAGGCCTGCAAACTCTTTTTGTCTATTTCTTTTAATAGTGAATATTCCATGTTATTTCTCCTTACATAATATTTTTAATTTTAATTTTTATGCAAATCTTATCCTGGCAGTTAAATCAGTTTTATGTTGAGTTGTAACGAAATATGGTAATTCTGATTCATCCACAGTTCCCCTGACGACAGCACCTGCAAATAAATTATCCAGTAGAGTTGTTACTCCACCTCTTCTTACCTCTATTGTATCCCGCAAAATAGCGTCTGCGTCATACAGCGCGGTTGCAGTGGTTATTGTGGCAGTTTCGTATAAAATTGATCCTGATACTATACCACCAGTTGCTCCTACCAGTGCTCCTGCAACAGCGATTCCAGTAGTTGATACTCTGGTAATTGTTGAGGCAGTTACCCCATAAATAAATAGGAATTCACCTGCTTTAAATAAATGATCAGTAGGTTCGATTACCATAACAGTACCTGCCGAAACTACTTTGTTAACAATCTTTACAGTTTTAATTACGTTATATAACCCTGCACTGGAAGCGTCGGCATTTAGCAATGTTCCCTTTTTGATTTCTTTGGTCGTAGTTGGGAATCTATTAGTTTTTATAGTCACCCCGCCGGGAATATCTTCTAATATTTTTAGGAATACAGGATCATAAACAGATCCTGATTCTTTTTTTATCTGTAAACTCATTATATTTTCACCTCATTTGATTTATTATTTTTCTTTAATTTCTTCGCCTTTCTTGATTTCTTCTTCCGATAGTCCCCGGAAAGCTTGCCCTTCGGCCCCTACATTCTTTTCTTCAGCAAATTTTTTCGCCATTTCTTCTCCAATGGACCCCGCTGGTTCACCTTTCGAAGGGACTTCTCCCTCTTTGAGTTTCTTGTCAATTTCGGCTTGTTTAAGTCCGAGAACTTCGTCCTTTAAACTTTTGACACTTTCTTCAATGTCTTCGTCTTTATCAACTGTAATATATTTTAAGAATCCTTCGCTCAAATCTGCTTTTTTTAGGGCATCTTTAATTAAAGTCTCCCGCTTTGTCTTAACAGTTGATTCACCTAAACCTTTCACTATATTAGTTAGGTTCCCAATCTGTTCGGTAAGATTGGATATTGTCTTTTCCGTATCGCTCATATTCTCCTGTTCTTTCTTTTTCTTTTCTTCGGCTTTTTCTTTTGTCGTTGCTTCTTCTTTTTCTTTTGCTGATTTTAGATCATGAGTAGTAATAGCTTGCGATACCCTCCGATCCGTCTCAGATTGCAAAAATTTATTAAAGCTCCCTTCCAATCCAGCTTCCTTAATTGCCTTGACCAGCTCTTCTGGTGTAAGTTCCTTTTCCCCTTTCAACTTTTCAATTTCTGCATCAATTTCTGATTCATTAGTTATCTTGATGTCTTTTGCCAATCCCTCATCAAGCCCTGCTTTCTTCAGTGCTTGTTTAACTAAAGTTGTTAGCTTCTCATCCATCTTACTTATCTCCTTTATATTTTTATTTTTTAACAAAAAAAGAGAACCATCTAAAAAGCTATTAAACTTTTTCAAATGGCTCTCTATGTTGGAGCTCTAAAAACAATATTTCTTTTTTTTAGAATAACATAAAATCAATTATTAGTCAAATCCAATTATTCTATATAAGCCCATTTATATTTATAGCATTCTGTGGGGCAAGACCCAATATAATCAAGAAAATCTTTAGTAGAATATGGGCTAATTCTTATGCCATTATTATTGGGTTGCCAAGTTGTTTTAAAATTAATTTTATTTAATTTATTTATTAACCATTTTACATTTTCTATTAAAAATCCTTCAGTAGCTAATCTTATATAAGGATTTCCTTGTTTTTTTCCTTTAAATTTAGGATGCGATAAAGACCCATCACCGATATACCATTGCCTGCAAGTCAAAGGAGTTAATTCAATATCTCTTGGCACTATTTTTTTACCATTGGGATACCATTTTTTTCTAATAGGTAAAAGTCCAGCATAACGTCGACTAGAATAAGAATAAGAATAACTATTTGATTTTTCATGATATCTTTTATTTATTTTCCCAGATTGTTCTATCCCAAAAGATTTTAGGGTATTAGAAATATATTGTATATACTCCAAATATCTAGAACTATATTGAAAAGTTGCCGAACAAGAATTTATAGTTTGTATACTTCCATCTCCAAGTAATTCTCCATTTATCCATTCTTTTGCTCGAAAGGGTATGTCATAATGATTGCCTGTTTTCAGATGGATTGCTTCTGCATCAGAACGAATAGGAATATTAAATTTAGATAACCAATAACCTATACTCACATCAGATATATTACATAATTTACCGATTTGAGGCATAGATAATTTTTCTTTTATATATTTATTTTCTAACCAATCTTTATCTTTATATTTCTCCTGTCTATATATATTAAATTTATGTAACCATTTGCCTATAACAGATGAGCCTCTTCCAATCTGTTTGCCAATTTTTATTGTAGATAATCTCTCTTCAATATATTTTTGATATAACCAATCTCTATCTTGATATAATCTTTCCTCTGTCTCACTATGTAAAGGGATATCAAATTTATGTAACCAACAATATATAGTTTCACGTGTTACTTCACATAATCCAGCAATCTGAATCGAAGATAATTTCTCATTCAAGTATTTATTATATAGCCAACTTTTATTACAATATTGTTTATTTTTTTGATTATTTTTACCACGCAGAATTCCACTTTCTCTTCGAGAGCGAAGGGTTATACCAAATTTTTTTAGCCAATATTTTACAACCCCATCAGTTGTTTCATATTTATTGGCAATTCTACATATAGATAATCTTTCCTCTATATATTTTCGCTTTAGCCAGTCTTTATTTTGATATAATTTTTCTGTTTTCATATATATATTATACTATAAAACACCTTATTTATCAACGTTCCCACGATATTTTTATTTTTTCGATACTGCTTTTTTTAATCTTTCTGCTGCTTCTTTTACTTTCTCCTTAGTTGCTGCCTCAAAAGTCCCCTTGTTCTCCTTGCAGTGCGTTCTTGCCGCCAGTTCTGTATAGGCATCTATCGGATAGCGAAATGCCTGGGTCGTAGTTGTAGTTTTCCCCTTCAATCTTCCGATGATGATAGATAACTTTCCGCTCTCAATCGTTTTGAAGCTATCGGCCTGAAAAAGACCGGGGCTTTTGATTCTACAAGAATGAAAATTCGGATACGGCATCTGATTTACCTCCTGAATATTTATTTTAGATAAAACCCCCAGAATACCCTAAATTCAAACGTGGAGTGCCCCTCTTATTGCATCTTTACTTTCTTAATGTAATTGGTAGCCTATTATCCGCCTATTATTAAATATTTATTATAATTATAAAAAATTATATCTTTTTTCACAAAAATATAACTCACATATTGGGTCGGTAAATCTATCCCATATAATTCGTTTTTAATCGCTTCAAAATTTATTGATTTAAACCAATTCAGGATTTCGGCCATAGAATATGCTTCATCTATAATTTGAAGCCTCTTTGGACATTTTTCTTTCTTCCAGGACTGCAATCTGGCGTCGGGGATATTAAGATAGATAATTGTATTGTCATTAGAATACCTCTCTATATTATCTATCAAATATGGGATTCTCTCTCTCGGGATATGCTCCATTATATCAACTAAACATATTACATCAAAATCTTTTTTATCAAGGCTAAAATTTGTTATATCCTCTATCCGATATTCGATATTTTGATGATCAGAATTTCTCCTTGCGAATTGAATTAATTTAGGGGATATGTCAATCCCAATTACCTTTGCTCCTAGTCCAGCTATATATTTCGAGGTTATTCCTGTGCCACAACCTAAATCTAAAACATTCATTTCTTCTTTGATTATGCCCTTTAAATCCCTCTTTACTTTGATATGTCTTGGATTTTCCCGGATATGATCATATCTAAGATGGCCGAGGAAATTATCGTAGTAATTTTTGACTTCATTCGTAGTAATTTTTGACTTCATTTATATTTCCTTTATGATATTTCTTATTTTCTTTAATTGATTTTCCAGTGTCCAGCCTTTATTAATTATCCAGCTTCTATATAATTTAGAGTAATATTCCTGACTCATTATCATATCAGCCGCTTCCTCAACTGTATTAAAAACGTTAATATCGGGATATAATTGTTCATTTAATGCCCCTCTAAAATTGTGTATAACCGGTTTAATCCCCCTGGCCATAGCCTCCATTATTGCGTAAGAATGGCCTTCTTGAATACTCGTATGAAGTAGATAATTCTTATCTTTCCAGAATTCTTCCATGTCATCGATCCAGCCATGAAAAATCACATTATCTTGCAGGCCCATTTCTTTGATCATATATTCTAAATATATCTTATATCGTGAATCTTGATATGAACCTGCTATGTGAAGTTTGTATTCTGGATCAGCGGTCAGAATTCCATGATTGAATATCCCCTTAGATAATTTCTTTAATATCTGCAATGCCATTTGTGGATTCTTTTTGTAATTAATGAATCCTACCCAGGCTATATTATGCCCCGGTTCTCTTTCTTTAAATGGAATATTGTCTATATCTAATCCATTATAAACCACTTCTGTTTTTACTTTATTCTCAATATCCGGGATAAATTCCCTTAAAATTCCCCTGATATGGGGAGCTACAAAGATTAATCTATCTACCACAGGCCAATTGATTCGTTTAGGAAAATCCATAAATATTTCATAACTGTGGAGTCTGATTATAACTTTTTTGCCTTTGATCCCCTCGTAATTCGTTCCTATAATGGCCGATTGATTGCACCATTCCAGCCAGACAATATCGGCCCAATCGATTGAATTATATATATCCTGTTGGTTCCTGATTATAAACTTCCTAACAGTATAATCACATGACAGTCCTTCGATTATTTGGTCGATAAACTGGTCAAGTCCTGCCAGACAAATAAAACTTATCTTTTTCAATTATTCTCCTTTCTCAAAATAGAATTTTATCTCTTTTATATGTAGTCTTATATAATACTTTGCCTTTAAAAACAAAACCTAAAATCGTTGATCTTAATAATCTCCGTTCAAATTCTTTGCGGGTTATTTTTTCCTCATTAAATGAATATTCATAATTTTTTCTATCCCAGCCATCTGGATCAATAATTTTACACTCATATTCTTTGATCCATTCTGAACTAGCCTTTTTCATTTATTTCTCCTTTCATTTATCTAAAAATATCTCTGATAATATTTCATCAACTAATTTATCTAATTCGTATAAGGAAAATAATATCTGACATTGTCCATTCGGTCTCTTAACAATCCATTTCTTAAAAAGAAGGGTAATTTTATCTTTTATTAATTTTTTCTTCATTATGGCTCGAATTTTTCGCCACTGCTTTTAGCAATAATAAATCCCTGTTTTATGGCTTTAAGTTTTGCGGCCGCCTGAGACTCCTTATTGCCAGCGGTATATGTATAACATTTACCCGAACCATATTGCCAGCCAGGTTTGTTTTCTTTTGTACAGCGTTTTAATGGCATATTTTTCACCTTCTTTGTTTTTTTAATTTTCTTCTTTTCATAGGGCATAAAATCGATACCTGGGAATTCTTCAACGAGCTCTAAACTGCCATCGGGTTTTAGGAAAGGATTTTTATTTTTATCTTTTTTTATTTTAGTCATTATTTATTCAACCACCTTTTATATTTTATTCCAAACTTTTCGGCAAATGTCTTCATTGCTTCATGAGTATGCATTTGACTTGTTACTTTTGTTGCGTATTCTGTTATTTCTTCATAGCGCTCATTCGATATTCTACCATATAAGGATACCTCTTTTTTTATTATCTTATCTTTAGTTGAATTATACATTGTTTTATATTTATCTTGTAATATACTATTTTCTACTCTCAAAAGATCTTTTACTTCGGCCCCGGAATGTGGAAACTTCGTACTTTCTATTATTTTAGCGCTATATTCGTATTTAGTCCCTACTGCCCTTATTTCAGTTCCTCTTTTATATGCTCCTAACATATTAAGATCATCTCCAGAAAAACTGCTCCCGGAAGGATGATTATGTGTAAATAGCATATTATCGACATTCATTTGATTGAATTCTTCCGCTGTAAATTTTACATAATTCCTGGCACCAGATTTTTCAAGTACTATATTTCCTTTTGTGTCAACCGCGATACAATGTTCTATTTTTGCATCAGCGTATTTATTATTAAATTCTTTTATTCTCATTAATTGCATATTTGTTTTTGGGGCCCCGGGTATAGTTGCAACCGCTTGTGGTATGTTTTCTTTAAGTATAAGATCTTTTGTAAAATTGTCTTTAATCCAATATGGTATATTCTTATACCCCGCTATTGTTTTAGCATTTATATTTAACCAGTTCTGGGCATTCGCAGGTATTTTTGTAATATAATTAGACTGGTCGATTTGGCCAGTTTTCATAAACTTTAAAGAGTCCTTATCATTTAGCATAATTGAAGTTGTATAACATAAGCAACCAACGTGCCAGGTCATAAATATAAAACCTTTTGGATATATCCCGACTAGATCATCGCACATGTCGAGCTGGGGATGAGAAGCCGATAAATGAACCTCTATCCCGGTTACAAACGGTAACTGCTGCCTTCTTGTATAATCGCTCATGCGATAGGCCATGTTTATTTCATTTTTGGAAAGCCTTAATGCATTTTTATAAGAGCTTCTATAGATACCCGCTCCCGGATGATAACCTTTGGCCGCCTTACTTAAAACAAGTTTCCCTTCCTGTCTGACTCTTCTAAATAATCTATTCGGTTCATTCAAATATTGCTTAATATCTCCCGCAATTTCAGCCGCGCTTCTCCCAGTAGATATTCCCGAGGCAAGATAAAGTTCTAATTGATCCTTCGCTCCATTAGTTAGATTCCAGACCCGTTCACTCAGGTTCATTCCCGCTTCGGTCCGGTTAAGAAAAGTATCCAGCGCTGCCAAGTTTAATTGATTAAACGAAGGTGATACAAGATCTTTGTTTAGTTTTATTCCTTCGGCCCAGGTCCCCACCATTTTATTATTCTTAAGATTGGCCATATCCCAATGGCTGACAATCCCTTCTTGTATATTAGTCTGAATATCTTTATTGAGTTTATTTAAGATTATATCTATCCGTTTTTCCAGTCCTTTATTCATTTTATAGAAAGAGCCCTGGAATATTCTAGTCGGATTTTTCAATTCAAAAATAGCAGTTTTCATTGCTAAATCCCTGGACGCCTGGTTCAATACTGCTTCGATTTTTCTGTTGCGTATGATCATGTCCAGCATATTCCTGTTTTCGAATTGATCTTCAATGCTCATTTATTCACCCTATTTACTCTCTCTCCCACTTCTCGACCTCTTTTTTTGTTACCGTAAAGGAATTGTTTATTCCAAAGTCGCCAGATATCGATTATGGTGATAGTCATGGTTTTTCTTCAAGACGTTCTTTAAGTTTCCAACCATCTTCATAATCAGTAATTTCCCAACCGAAGTATATCGCATAAAAAGGATATTTCTTTGTTTTAAATTTCTTCGTTGATAGCTTTACAGTATAAGAACCTTTTATTTTGCCATTCAATAACATTTTTACTATTTTCTCGGTTTTATCCGCTTCTATCTCTCTTAATCTATCATCTTTTATAAATATTGTTTTCATATAATTTACTCCTAGAATATCCATCTAATAACGGTGATCAATCCTATAATCGCCAATATAAATTCTGATAGGAGTATAAAAATTAAGCATATACTCTTCCAGTCAAATTTATTTAAAAAATTCCACCACATGATAAACCCCCTAAAATATTTTAAATCTTCACTATTTTTCGAATTAATTCATCGCAAAAACATCTAAAATCGCCATAATTTATAGTACCCTCGGCATAATCATATTTTATAGTTACTTTGATTGAACCATCCTCTTGTAATTTAGCATTCTTTAGTTCAGCTATAATAAGTTTTATATTTTCTTTTGTCATATTTCACCTCCTTTCATACATAATGTCCCTCTCTCCAATAAATTTATATTTTCTTTATCGGCCATTATCATTACCTCAGGTGAAATTCCCTTCTTCCTTGCTGCCTTAATCAAAAATTTAATATCCTTGCTCAAACATTTACCTCCAGCCCCCCTATATCCATCAAATAATGGATCGAGATGCATTACATTAATATATTTGTCTAATTTAAAAGCCTCGAATAATTTATAATAATCTGCCCCGTATTCCTGGCATATATCGTATAGTTCATTCCCGAATACTACTTTTATGGTATACAGACTATTCAGGGCCACCTTTAATAATTCTGCTTCTATCGGTTTCATCATTATTATCTTATTTTTATTATCAACCACACGCTCGAATAGTCCTTTGAATATCTCGAATACTTCTCTTTTTCTGGTCCCTACAATTATTTTATCAGGGCAGATTTCATCTAAGAACGCTGTCCGTTCTCTTAAAAATTCTGGCAAGTAGACAAATTCTCTTTTATACCATTTTATAAAATTATCTATCGTTCCTGGAATTATAGTAGATCTTATAGCGATTATTCCTTTTCTATTTTTTAAATTTATATAACCTAATGCCGTCCTAATATCTTCGAATTCCATATCGGCCTTGGTGGGTACGCAAACAAACACAATTTCACATTTAGAAATATCATCAGTAAAGCCTTTGGCCGGATCATGTTTCTTGACAATATGCCCCAAATCCTCCAATAGTCCGCTGAGACTATTCCCGATAACTCCGCAACCCACTACAGCAAGATTCATTCTGTTATGCTTCATACGATTCACCTAATTTTGATAATTTTCCCCGTTCTTCTTCCAGTCTCTTGATATCTTCTTCTGAATCTTCTACTAGTGGATTTTGTCTTACTGCTTCCTTTTCGCTCATGATGACATCGCCCGCTCTTGCTGTTGAAAGTGCTTTTATAAGTTCCGACATATCCTGAGGTAGAATATTCCCGAATTTAATTGATATATCTAGCTCCTGTAAATTCTTTGCTTCATTTAAATTAGTTATAGATAATATTGCCTTTAATAAATTGATTCTCCTGGTCAATGATTCTCCGAATAGTTCTTCTTTGTCTTTCGCTTTTAAAATAGCATCCATGAAAATGAATTTGAGGGCTTCTCCTGAGGTTTTCGTAAGTCCTTTGACGTTATTAAAAGATAAATCGGGGGTTGAAGTTATAGAATATATAATATCTTTTAGAGTCTCGTATTCTAATTTTATTGCTTCCGGAGCGTTCTTCCAGGTTAAATATGTGGCGTCTCCATACTCGGTTTTGCCTTGTGGATCGGTTTCTCCAGTAAATTGCAACATCCTTCCTACTTCCCCTTTCTCTGGGGGGTTGGCCAGTTTACCCTTTATTTTTAATAGAGGTGCTCCAAAATAATCATTTGTATCGGCAAATTTAGAAATTAGCATTTCACTTCTATCAATTTCAGTTTGAACACTCGTCCATTCCGGCTCATCCTGTTCGTAATAAATTACTGGGATCTTCTTGAATAAATTGTCTTTTTCTTCTACTATCCAGTCAGTTTTTTTGATCCCATAGTAAAATTTTCCAGCGGTGTAAATATCGACATGTTCATAAGTTTTACCGTCAATATCTTCAAGTTTATACCGGCGGGTAAAGGCATCCATATCTCCGTTTTCGTTAAAATGAATATAAATATCATCGCCATTTTTCTTACATAGTAGGGACACTTTAATATATTTGTTATTTTCATTATCGATTATTGTATACCAGAGCTCGGCCACCTTTGTTTCTATAAATAATCTTCGCGCCAGCTTTTTATTGAAATAATCTAATTTGTCTTTTTTCCAGATATCATCTATTAGAGAAAAGGTCCCCTGGTATTTTTCCTCTTTATTCCCTAATATTAATTTCACTGGATCGCCGAATAAAAAAGATACGGCCATATTGACGATTTTCTTTTGATATTGGATGACTTCTTTTGCCTGGGTAATTATCTTCGATGTTGCACCCTTGCCGATAACTTTATCTTCCCGTTCTTTGATTGTATGTTCGCCGGTATATTGTTTCTCATATAACTCAACGTCTCTTTCCTTTGGGTCCTTACATAAGATCTCTGTTAATTTCTTAAAATCCTTGCCGTGCATTTTTAAAATATCTTCTATCTTCATGATATTCTCCTTTCCTTTATTTTTAAAATATTCCCAGTTCCTGGGCGTTATAAGGTTTTTCTTCTTCCTTCTCGAAAATCCTGTCATTAAGGGCATAACGAACCTGATCCATAAAATGATTATCCCGATCCACCGGTGTATTAATTACTTCTCCACTCTTATTTTTTTGCCAATGATATAATTGAAATTCGTTTATTGCATTCTGGCATTGCCTATCAATTATAATTTCGAATTGTCTCATGTATTGAATACCAAAATTGACACTTCCCGGACCTTTCCGGGCTGGCAAAGCTTCTATACCATAAGTCCTCAATTCTGCTATTGATTTAGGTTCAGAAGAATCGCACCTTATATATTCTTTTTTAATATCCGGTTTTAGTCTTGATGCTATAACATCATTAGTTAACCCAAGTTCATATAATAATTCCTGCAATATATATAATTTCTTCCCTTTTATGGCCTGCCTTCCTGCTGCAGTAGGATCATTTGCAAATCCAAAATCGAGCCCGTTATAGTAGATACCAAAGGTATTTTTAATTCCCGAAAGATCTTTGATCTTCCAATTGGTGAAAATCAAATCCCCTAAAATTCCCCAGTTCCCCAGGGTATAAACTTCTCTATAATAGGGATCTTGTTCGTTCTCTAATTCGTCTATATCATCTTGTTCTAAAAATCTTAAATTATCTTTGTAGGTTGTTTTTAAGATCGATAATTTATCATCATGGTATTCGGTTCCGCCTTCTACCCAATTCTTGAAATATTCCTTGAATATCCAGTGGGTCCGGAAAATAGGGTTGAAACATAGCGTCAATCGTTTTAAGACTTTAGATTTACCTCTTAATCTCTTATATAATTGTTTAACATCATCTCTTTTCGTCTCGGTTGCTTCTTCTATAAGGATATCGGTAATGACCCCTTTTTCCGGTATTATAGATTTGAGTTTTTCTGCATCGTCCAGCCCCCGGAAAAGGATCTGGTATCCGGTAACACATGTTATGGTCATTTCAGTTTTATTGATTCTGAATAATCTTTCCAGAGTAAATAATGAAATAACTTTTCTGATCTCATTGAATACAGATGTTCGCAGGGTGTTGGCCGTATTCCTAATTACAAGATAATTCCTACCACCTTCTAAAAGATCAATTACGCACCTTTGAGAAATAAATACCGATTTCCCAGCAGAACTGCCGCCGAAAAATATCTGCGTCCTGATAACATTTTCCAAATAAGGGATATAAACTTCATTAAAGACTTTTTTGGAAATCTGTACATTAACATTCATTCAGTAACCTTCACTTTTACATTTATGTCTCCGGGTATATCATATTCGAATTTATCTTTCCATCTATCTTTGGCCCTATTCTTTAACCAGAATATTTGGGCTGCTACATTACCTTTTAAAGCACTTGAAAATAGAGCATCCTCAACTGACTGAGTCCGGCTATCTATAATTGAATTTACTTTCTTATCAAATCTTTTTGATTTTTTTCGCCATTCCCATATAGTATTGCGTGATATATTGGCCGCCTTGCAAGCTTCGGTTATTGATACTGCTCCTTCAAGTGATTTAAGGAATGCTTCTATTTTTTGTTCTTTAATCTCTTTTGATATTTTTGACATTTACTTTCATCGCCCTTTTTGTCTGTTTCCTGTCCTTTTTGTCCTTTTAAAAACAAAAAAGCCAAATCAAATAAGCAATTTCTGCTTTTTTAATCTGGCTCTCTATAATTGGAGCTCTACGATATTTAATTGTTTAAAATCTAATCTTCCTTTTTAAAATAAAGTAGTCTGTAATACCTTTTTTTCTTCCGGCATTATTTTTACTCTGGGTTTCTTAAGTGTTAAATAGTCCTGATCAATATACCTATCATCCAATTTTATATTCATGTATTTATATAAATCTTTTTTAATATAGAAATTCGCTTTAAGGTCAATTAATCTTTGTGTTATTGTATTGCCGAATTCCCGCCAGTCTATTTGATATGGTAGTTGATAATGATTCATTTTGCCTACTTTGTATTGATCGATAAAAGGATAACTTAGTTCTAATAATTGGTATGTCGTTAATGGTTTAATAACAGGTTCAAAACTCACCCATGTTTTTATTCCCTCATTGTGTAATATTCCTAATACTTTTATCCTTTCCCTGGGTAGTGCTGCCCCCGGTTCATAATATAGGCTTTCTTTTTCGTCTAGTAGTGTTAGGGTAGCGCCTATCTTTATTCTTTTGAATTGTTTAAATAAATCCAGATCCCTTAATATTCTTTCCCCGCCTTTAGATAATATTGCGGTGGGTATATCATATTTTAATAATATTTTTAATATATCCCGGGTTGTTTTATATTCTGTATCGGCCTTACAGTAGGGATCACCCATAAAGCATAAAAGCACCTGTTCGGTTATTTCTTGTTTTTTTAACTGTTTCTCTAACTTTTTTAGAATATCTTCTTTCGGTTTTATTTCTTCATTGGTTACTTGTTTTATAAAAGGCATGGTTTTTACATAGCAGTATTTGCAATTATGATCACACCCGTTATAAATATTTAAGGAATAAGGGCTATATTCCCTCGCTTTTCCTTTTGGTATATAGATAATATCGGTCATATTTTAACCTTCCTTTTAATTATTATATCACGGAAAGTCTTATTTCACAATAGTTACAGATGGAATATACAAATATTTTTTATTGTTTTTATTGATTATTATTATTTTTTTAATACCATTTATTGCCAGATATTGCTTAAATTTCTCTATGCTATTTCTGTTAAATATTGTAGGGCATTTCTTGATCATCTTTCTTGTATAGCCTATTTTTTCTAACATTTTTACCGGCAAGCTGCCGAATATGCTTTGAATGAAAGTTATAAATAATATTCCTTTGTATTTTTTTCGGAATATTATTTCCAGTTGTCTAAAGGGTACTCCGTAGGCATCCAGGTCAATTATATCATATTTGTTTAAATTCATCCCTTTTAAATATTTTATGTTATCGCCTTTTAGTGTGCTTCCATAGGATATTCTATCAATCCCTATTACGTTTATATTTTTATTTGATTTTTTCTTTATTTCTTTCCATATCCTTGACCGGCCAGCAAAGCAATCGAGCACTTTTATGCTTTGTTTATCCGGTAAGTGATTCATTCTTAAATTGATTTTGCTGTTCAGATAGGAATTGTCTGTTTTAATTTGCCGTCTGTTCATATTCGCCCTTTCCGGTTATCTTATTTCTTATTATCTCTAATTCCTTATTTATTTCGTCATAATGATCTACGTCTACAGAAATTAGTATATGTACCCTTCTATATTCTCTTATATCTTCTTCTTTTTCTATATCTTCTGTAGTTTCGAACGTTGGATTTTCCAATTCCTCTTCGTTAAATCCCACATCTAATAATAATTCCTCATCGAAATTGGCCAGCATATCCCAATCCCAGCCGCCTAAATTTTTGTTTTCCCTTAAATTTGCTTCTCTAAATTCATCTTTAGTCAGTTTTCTGTTTGGGACCCTTACATCAATTTCTTCTTTACCCCGGCCTACTAGCTGTAATATCTTCATTCTTTGGTGTCCGGATATGATAGTATTATCGCTATTAATTACCGGGATAGACATAAGATTAAATCTTTTTAAACTTTCTTCCAGATCATTTTTTTGTTTTTCACTCATCGTTCTGGGGTTCTCTTTATAGGGAATTAAATCATTAATTATTCGCTGTTCGGTATGCCATTTTAATTTTTTCATATTTCTCCTTCTTTTGAAAATTCTTATTGTTTATTAAATTCCAATACGGCCTTGCTAAAATTTTTAATCATTCTTTTTATTTCTTCTTCGCTCATCATCAACATTTTTATAGCCCATATCATATCTTCAAAATCGGGTCTTTTCCGTTCTTTTCTATTAAACAATCTTATTTTCATTCCTTCACCTTGTTACTGATTTCGAGAAATCTCTGATGGTATAGTTCATCAGGGCAATTTAAAGGAATGATAGATGATGATATAAATTCCTTTCCACACCAAGGACATTTTATCTTTTCGCCTTTCCATATACTCCAAATCTGACCTTCACAATAAGGACATTTTGTATCTCCGAAATCAGTTTTTTCATTTCTTTTATTTTTCATTCCTTCAATCTCTTCACTTTTCTTAAATTTTGGGGAATAATCTTTAAACAAAGTTTAAATTTATAATTTTCTTTTCTAAGCGAAAAATGCTCTACAGATTTGTTCATTTCGTAAACCATTCTATTAAATACATCTTTTAATGTTATTTCAAATCGTTGATTTTCATAGATATATGAATACTCATGATTTAACATTAGACCCTCTTTATCATTTACATATTGTTTTTCGTCCATATTGTTATTCCTCCTTCAACCTTATAATTAATCTATCCGGATTTTCATAATCAATTATATTTATCGCTCCGCAACGGTTCTTCGGACATTTAATTTCTATTTTGGCAATCCCATCCCTGGTGCATTCTGGCAATAGAAAGCAAAGTTTTTTTCCACATCTTGCGCATCTTACTTCTATCCTTTTCATTTTATATTAACCTCCTTATTTAGTCAATTTATTCCCATCCAAGAATAAATCCTTCCTGGCTCTCTATTTCCTTATAGCTTTCTATATCCTCAAATTTAATACCTAAATCATCACATAAGAATTGAATCGATTCCCCATTCTTTACACTTCTCTCATAAGGATCAGGTATTATGAATACCAATTTTTTAAATTCCTCCGGATAATACTTCTTAAATCTTCTTAGTTTGATTTTATCCGTTCTTCTGAAATACCCTTTGACTTCAATCCAAGTACCAAAAGTCGGCAAATAGAAATCTGGTTTATAGAATCTCGTACCTCTCTTTATCCCTTTAAATTCAAATTCCTTTGGCTCATATTGCCAGGGCATTTTTATCCAAATGTAATATCGACATATATTGGCTTCCATTTTTGATCTGAAGAATTTTTTCAAGTCTTTTCTATATCCGCCTTTGGCTACTTCCATTTTTTATATTCCTCCCATTCACAGGATTTGAATATCCAGGGATTGTTTACCCACCTCATAAAATCTTTATATTTCCTGCTTTTTAATGAATTATTATAATTCATAACATATGGTTTAATTGATCCTCTTTCATCTTTAATATCTCTTAGTCTTTGTATTCTATAAAGATCTTCTTCAAATGTAGTATCGAAACCGGCTAGAATATATACGGTTATATTTCTGGGCCTGATCCCAGCCTTAATAACAAGTTCTAATCCTTTTATTATTTCGCTTTCGTCTTTAATATTATCCCAGGCAAATCTTACCATTCTTTTATGTTTTATACTGGCCAGTAGCTTGGCATTTTCTTTATTTATAAGCCGGGCATCCAGTCCCTGGTTAAAATCCATTATCCAGCCCTTATCAATGTATTTCTGTAATTTCTTGATATGAGAAGGTAAGGCCAAAAAATTGTTATCTAATAAAACTACTACATTAGATTTAGGATTTAGAAATTCCTCCACTTCCGCGTGCTCTTTGATCTTCCCTTCTTTCTCCGGTACTATACAAAATTTACAATTTCTTATGCAACCCCGGGTTGTAAATCCCAAAGAATAATCAAGGTTGTAAAGTGTATAATCCGGTCTGATATGCTCAATGTAATCAGGCAATAAGGTTAAATATTCAAAACCTGATCCACCACATACCATGTCTTCATTTATATAACCATCATTCCTATTGCTTTTTTGGAATATTTTAGAACAGTAAATTATATCATAAGAAGCATGCCACAAAGGTTGATAAAATTCCACTTTATGCCCTCTCCATTTATGGTATGCTGATATTTTCATTAAGGCTAAATTATGATATTTTGAATCAATATCAAATAAACCGATCTTCATGTCAATATACACGACTAATGAGAACATTTCTAATATAACCCTTTAGTTCATCTAATGAGGTATTATCCATAAGAATTTTAAGTAAATTACTTCTATAATAATTACTTCGCCCCTTATAAAGATTTTTCATTTTTAGTATATTCATAATATCGCTTCTCCAAAGTTTCTTTGAAAGCCAGTGTATATTTATAGACTTATTTAATTCTGGACTTCTTTTTTCGGTTAAGGAAATTGTCCCATCTATATTTTTGGCTACCATAATCCCCCAGAAATCAGGGACTATTCTATTAACTTTCATATATTTTGTTTCACCAATAACGATTGTGATTTTATCGAATACATAATCATAAATTTGCATTTGTATCGGCAATCTTCTCAATGTGTCTCTATCGCTCTTAATTTCAAAACCACAAAAATATTTTTTGTCTATTACTGCTATATCAATCACCGCACCGTGAAGATCTAATTCATTTATAATTTTTATATTGTTTTTATCTGACCTTATATCTTTGAGCAACTTATCCCTTATTTCTCTATCTGAAGTACAGATTGAACTTCACCACCTTTCTTAGATTCTCCCTGACATTTTTAATACAAACAAAACTCCCATAATTACTACCATTCCAAAAAGACCCCACCAAATCCAATTATTATTTTCTTTTACTTTTTTAACCGGATTGCTAAATCCTTTAATATTTTCATAGCCTACTTTAAATTTCATTTAATCACCTTCTTTTTAGCCTAATATTTTCTTTCTTATATCTTGCTCAATTTTCTTTTGCTTCTTTTCCTCTTGTGATCTATTTATCAAATTTTGAGATAGGTGAGAAGGATTTGTTCCTTTGTGTGTTTTAGATTCATAGTTTTGCTGCTTTTTAATTTTTTTAGTTCTTCTTCTATTCTTGAGCCATTTTTTCTTTTTTAGAGAGCTTAATTTGTTCATTCAATCACGCTCCCCTTTTGTCTAGCCAGTACTTCCTTCTCTCGGTGGCATCTATTACAAAGCAGTTCAAATCCTTCTGGATATTTCAATACATCTTTCAAAAAATGTCTGCTTTCTTTCATGGTGCTATCAAAGTGATGAAATTCTAAACATTCCTTAGACTTACTATACCCACATACTCGACATCTACCTCCAAATTGAAAGATTAATCTTTTTCTTAGTTCACGCTCTTTTTGCCTTTGTACTTTCTTACCGCAGGAGCCGCATATCTTTGAGTATCTTTCCCAACCCACATTTTTGAGTTCTCTACCACAAATTAAACATTTGCGGTTTTTCTTTAAATCAACGTTAACGCAAGTATGAGAACCGTCTGCTTTTAGGAATCTACCACACAATGAACACCTATGTTTTATAGTCCCTTCTTCTGGATTTATCCTTCTTCCCTTATAAATCTTCATTTAATTAATCTCCTTTCTTTTTTAATTTTGGATCATTGAAGATAATTTTAATATTAATCACTCCACCGGTTTCATTAATTTCATGATATTCTAATAGATCCCCTTTATCTTTTTTAATTGCTTCTAATCTCTTTTTAAAATCTTCTAAAACTGGGATGAGATAATATATTACAAAATCCTGTAATCTTAAACTTTTAAAGTCTTTTTCATTTTCTGCTAATTCTTTTAATTCTTCTAAATTTTTATTCATTTGACCACCCCGATTTTCTTAATATATTCTGGACCAAAAAATTATCATGTGCGGTCTCAACCACTTTGTAATATTTTATATATTTATTGTTTATCCTGGTATTCTCCTTTCTTTTGGCCAGTAATTCTGGACTTAATGTTTTCTCAAAAGCAATAAGTTTCTCCTCCTTCTCTGTTTTTTGATCCTTCAGAGGTTTAAAATATCTCCTCTTAAAGTCTCTCTTTTTGCCCCACTTTCTTAATAAACTGTATATGGTAGTAAAAGATACTCCATATTCCCAGGCAATTTCTGTTATCCGTATGTCCTGTTTATCCTTCTGGATTATTGCCTCCCGGTTGTCCATTAACATTTTGTGTACTTTCGTTTTATCCACCATCCTTCATACCTCCCAATTATATTTTTATAAGGCCCCCCGGTTAGGTGTTTGAGCCAGGAACCAAAGTTCGGGTTTTTGGAAACTCCTAATTCCACCTTGCAGAAGGGCCTTATTTAAATTTACTTGTTCTTTAATTTCTCCCCTTTTTCTCCAATCTCCTGTCCTTCCCGGTTAATTTTACTATCTTACACATTCCCCCAATCCTCGAACTTATTCTTGTATCTATCTGCTCATCTATTTGCTGTAGTGAAAAATTAGACGTTATTAAAGTATGAAGCATCTCTTGCTCCCGGTAATTTATAATATAATAGGTTATTTGCTGAACGAATGCGGTTATCTTTTCCGCTCCGATATCATCAATAGCAAGGGTCCCGGGGAAAGAAGCTGTTTCCTCTGCTATATCAAATGGTGTTACCTCATTGTCTTTCCTAAATAAACTTTGTAATTCCATTATAAAACCCGGATAGCTGATCCATTTAACTTCTCTTTCTCTAGCTTTCAATATTTCTTTTGCAATGCCAGCCATTAAAATTGTTTTGCCTACTCCAGCCGTTCCTGTAATAAACATAGACTGCTCAATGCCCTGTTTTACTATGCCTGGCTTGTCACATTCTATATCTCTAAATTTAATCGGTATAATTATGAGTCGTTTCCGGTATTCTCTATCTTTATAAATTATTTTGCATTTATCAGAACAAAAATATTTTCGAGGCCTATCCCATCTCTCTTTTGGAGTATCTTCAAATTCAAATTCCTTGCCACATATTGCGCAAGTATCTTTATACTTCGTAGGTTTCTTCCAGGTGCTTATATTTATCTTCTCCTGGTCTTTTAGATTGTTTAATATTTCGGTCACTTTTTCCATCATAATCTCCTTTCAAAGGAAAAACCCCTTGCCAGCTATTCATAATACTTTGGTTTAAAATGGCAATTTGGTTATCCTCATCATTATCTAATTTATTTAATTTATCTAATAGTAATTCTTCTGCTCTTTCGGTCATTGGCTTTTTGATTTTACTTCTCATGGCTTTAAAATCTTTCCAGGCCTTTTTAAAATTATCACCCTTTCTTTTAATAGTTTCTTTAAGAGTTTCTTTAAGAGTTTCTTTAGAGGTCGGCAAAGACTTATCTCCCTTGGGTTTCCTGAATATTTCGTTATCATTTTTGCTAATTCTGTTATCATTTTTGATAACTCCGTTATCATTTTCGATAACAGTCGTTATCATTTTTGATAACGGATTTTTGTTATCATTTTTGATAACAATCTTCTGAATCGGTTGTAACCATTGATCATAGTCCTTTTGGAAGCCCCACCTGTTTTTGTTATCAAATTTGATAACGATTTTTCTTAAATAAAGTCCTTTTAATGCTCTCGAAATATTATATTTATTAATTCCCGTTAGTTTTACCCATTCCTTAGAAGAAATTACAGCACTTTTCAATTTGAGGGATTGCCCTTTTTTATCCCTTATTATTTTGCCTTTTTCATCTTTTTTTACCCATCCCCAGGTCTTTCTCCATAATGCCCATATGACCCTACTCTCATAGCCGGATAATTGTGTCTTTGCCAACGCCTCTGCTAATTCATTCGCTATATCAACGTGACCATCTTCCCTCTGAGGATTAGCCATAATAGTTTAGCCCTCTCTTAAATCTTCTTCTAAAACATAATTAGTCTGCCCCATACCGTAGGCAACTAAATAAGCAAAACCATATTCTTGTCTTGCTATATCTACCCAGTCTGTTCCATCTTCAAAACCGTCCCCACTATTGGTTTCTACTTTAAAATAAGTTTTAAATGTTAATTTTCTTTTGCCCATTACATAGCCAATTCTTTCGTTATTTAACCTAACAAATTCTCTCCTTACTAATTCTTTTTCTTCTATTTCGTATGTTTCGGGATTTTCTTTAAAATCGTCAGGTGTCCAATATTGCATATCTATCTCTATCTTTTTCGATATTCTTTTATACCTGACTTTCTGGCCTAATCTAAATTTCATAAATTTAAATTACCTCCAATTAATTAAATTTTAAACTTAATTCCCTTTTAAGATTTTTTACATCATCCATCGTCATTCCGTATTTTTTAAATTCTATTTCAATTTCTTTTTCTGTCATTAAATCGCAATTACGATTTGCTGTATTTGCTAAACTCCTTTGTAATATTTCATCTCGCATATCTACATATCCAATATCAAGTTTTAATTTGGGATAAGTCTTGCTTCCTTCTATACAAAAAATTTCGCCGGCTTCAATATTAATTATTTTCATTTTTATATTTCCTCCTTTCTTTGTTTGTCCTTAATTTAGAATGGTTTATCATCTAATTCTTCTAATAATTCCGGTTTCGTTATTGTTAGACATGTTATATATTTATGTGTCCTTTTTGCCCAATTAAATACTTCTCCTAATGTTGTATTTTCGTCACAATGAAACATCTTTATTGTTACATCAAATTCATCAGGTGATATTTGTACTGAATCCTTAAATGACGCTATATATTCAGTCATCTTTTCTCCTTTCTAATATATTCTTTATAGAAAACCCGATATTTTCTATAGTGTTTCTATATAAAAATTATAGAACTTTTAATATATTGCCAATGATGGTTGGAATGGATTTAATACCTTATTATATTTCTTACGGTTTCTATCTATGAAAAGTGGTCTTAGATTATTCAAGCCCCAGCATTTTATAAAATTAGGATCTTCGATAGCAATATAATGAAAGGCTGTTTTTGGTATTGTATGGTCAACCTCCCAATAGTTTCCATAATTATCCCAATTCATTTCTGGCGTAAATTGTTTTTCTAAATGTTTTTTTAGATCTTTCGCAGAATAATTTACAAGTGAAATTAATCTTTTTCCATTCCTTCTTCCCTTTAATACCCACCAAAATATATTCCCCATATTCCTATCAATTCTGAATTTTGGGTCTATTTTACGTCTGTTCTTTTGATATTCTTTCATATATTCGGGATTAGATTCTTTCCATAATTTTATTTTTTCCGGATTATTTAACTGCCATTGTCTTGAAGCGTTTATTATTTTTTCACGATTATTTTTATAATACTTTTTCTGACTTTTTTTAATATTTTCAGGGTGATCCTTAAACCATTTTTTCATATATTCTTTAGTTTCTTCTTTATTCATTTGAGTCTCCTCACCTCCGGAAATTCCTTTATCTCTACTGGATAAATATTCTTTAAGCTATCCTTTAGGTAAACTGGGATATTTTTATATCTGCAATAGCCAACTATATCTTCAACCCATTCTTTTTTTGGTATGATCTTCCCTTTTCTATTTCCGGTTTCCGCCCCGATTATCACCCAATCAAAATAATTTAGAATACTCAAAAATACTATTTTATTAAGAAGTGGTTCAAAAGATATAAATTCGATATTATTAGAATGCCTATAAGCATTTTGTAAAAAAGTTACGCCATTCAAATCAATATCTTTTGTTACTGTTATTCCCAACCAACAATTATTTGGAAACTCATATCGTAAATAAATATCAGGGAATTTTGTTAAAAATTGGAATGTATGTTGAGGATATAATTTAATCCTATCTAATACCATTGACATCCATTTTTCTTCCCAATGATTTATCTCGCTCATAGATCCCACGAATATCCGCTGAAGTGATTCCGGTAATTTTTTATGATACTGCCTATACAAAAAAGTAGGAATAAACTTCTTCAAATCATTGCTTAAACCTTCTACTGCCCTATCTGTCTTATCGTCGCTTGGAGTGGAATAGGAGTGTGGATCATATTCTGCCATTGCCATCCTTCCAGCAAATCTTTTTGCTATTTTTCTTGCATAACAATACTCACAATGATTATTACAACCCCAAACCGGATTCCAGGTTTCTGAACACCAGCCTATCTTATTCATATTTTCTTCCTCCAATTCCAATGCTTCCCACGTTGATTATGACCACTTACAAAAGAACGTGGTCTATCTCTCAGATCATATTTTTTAAATGATCTACCACATCCACACGCACAAAAAATTAAGGGATTATCTATACCAAGTGGCTTTAATTCTGGATTTTTTTGTCTATGAATTCTAATATGCTTATGTCTTGATACTACTTGAAGATTTTCAATTCTATTATCTCTGACATTACCATTCTTATGATGAACAAGTTCATTAGAGGATAATTCTCTTCCTAAGTATTCTTCCATAATTCTCCTATGCTCCATCGTATTATTATAGGAATGAATATAAGTATTTTCTTTTCCCGTTCTCAATTCGAGTCTTATTTTATTTTTCATGTTTTACTTTTCTTCTTCTTAAATATTCCAATAGCTTTAAAAGTTTAATATCGTTCTCTTTAACAAATTCTCTTAATTCTTTTAAATTTCTGTGGAATATACTTTTTCTCGCCAAACCTTTTTTTATATTTTTCCTTTGATATACACCACTCGTCATTTTTTATCTCCAGGTATTTTAATTTTTAAAATGTACTTCCTGCTATTCTATAACCAGATAATTTATCGTTTGTTTTTTCTAATTCGCCATCAACGATATCCTGAAAATGTGCTGCAATATTAAATATTTTATAGGCAGGCCACTTAAATCTTCTATAAAGTTTGCCATCATTTTTTGTTATTTTTACTAAAGCATTACTTTGAATACCATTAGGTTTTTCTTTTAAATACCAAGCCCTTACTCGAAATCCCCTATCTTTTATATCAAAAATAGGTTTGTGTTTTTTGTTATTCATTTATTTCTTACCCCCAATTATTTTTTCAATTACTTTTTTCTTTATTTTTTCCAGTAAAGTTAAAGCGCATTTTCGGTGATAAAGTCTACGTTCATACATAACCATATCGTCTATACTAAGGATCTTCTTTTTACACTTAAAACATACCCAGGCAACCCCTTCTTGCAATCTGTATTTTTTCATATATTTGCCCCTTAAAAATTAAAATCAGAGTTCGGTTTAACTCTAAATTTATCCACATATCTAATTTGCTTTTTATCATCATGTCTCTTCCAATAACGATCTCCAAAGACTAATATTTTTAATCTATTGCCGGACATTTCTTTAAGTATGATACAATCCATCCAATAATCTATTCCGCTTCTGCATAGGCCTTGCCTACAACTTAATTTATGGGTTGAGTCTTTTTTTTGAATGTTTGCATATTTTGAGTTCATTTTTTTTCCTCCGGTAAACTTGAATAACACTTTTCGCAAATTATTTTATTCTTTCCTTTTTTAGTAATACAGGCCACCGGACTATCTCCATCCATAAATTTACCGCCACAAATAAAGCATTTTCTTTTGCTCCAAATAAGTCTTGTTAAATCGGTTTTCATTGAGCATTTTACTTTTACAAAATGCGTAACCTCAATTTTGGAGTTTATCAATTTCTTTTTATATTCTTTGCCTATTATTTCCATTATTCCCCTCCTAATAAATAAACTTTTGTTAGTTTTCGACCCCATTCTTTAGCCTCTTCCAAAGTGGAAAAACACAGATCAATTTTCCAGCCTTTAATTGCCGAGCCCCGGTCATTACATTTACCCAGGCCATAACCTTCAATCCATACCCTTTGACCCATGCGTAGAGGACCGTTCTTATCGTCTATAGCAATCGATCCCCTACCAGCCACGTCGCCTATGGCAGTAAAGCCATCATCAAAGGGATAGGTACATTCAGACCCCGGGTAGTATCCGGTGGCTTCCAGGATAAAATATTTAGGCTCTTCTCCATTTCCCTGTTTTGGTATAACCATGTAAATTAGTAAGATTAATATTATAATTTCAATTAGAATTATTATTTTTTTCATAATTTACCTCATATAAAATATAATATAATAGCAGGGGGAACAGCCTTGATTGCACTCCCATTTTCTGCTCCCCCGGGCCTGGGTTGTTAGTCATAGCTAACTTCCTTTTACTCGGCCGTTTTAATCCGGGATATCCCCGTCGCTGATTTCTTCATCTGGGAAAGGTTTGTCCTCATTAATTATTTCAAGTGGCTTTTGTTTATTCGGGATATCCTCGTCAGCAGTTTCCTGTTCTTCTTCACTTTTTGCCATATCTATTATTTTTTCTATTGCTTCCGGATCATCAAGTAAAGTTCGTTTCAGTTCCTCAATTGGGCTTCCCGGTTCTTTTACGTCAGCTTTACAGGCAAACCAGGCGATCTCTTTCCAGGTATCTAAACCCACCTCTTTAAAACTTTCAAACATCTTATCTAATTTTTCTTTGTCATCTTCGGTAGGTGGCTCCAGGGCTTTCATGAGTTGGTTATATTTATCTTTGTTAGAAGTTAAAACCTTTCGGGCCAGATGTTCGCTAAGCATGGTTTTAAATATTCCCATATCTACGGCAAATTTAACCAGCTTATCAAAGTTATCAATCCCGGCTTTTTGGGCCTGTTTCGATATAGCCAGTAAGATTTTAGTTTCTTCTTTAACTTTTTCTTTATAGGTTTCTTTCGATTCCTGGTAAGCTTTAAGCTTGCCCTTTCCTTCTTCCTGATCTTTTTTTACTTGGGCTTCCTGGGTCCCTGGTTCATTAATCTCTTTTTTTAGATTCTTTTCTTTTGGTTTTTCTTCTGCCTTTTTTTGTTTTTCCTGATTCTTGGTCTCTTTCTCTTCTTTCTCTACTGCTATACACTTTTTAGCCTCTTCTTCGGTTTCTGGTCCTACAATAACCGCCCCATTTTTTTTGCTATCTAATTTCGGGTTGATATCTTCTTCTCTTTCCGGTATTTGATATATTCTTTTTTGACCTATGAATAATGTTTGACCTTCTCTAATCTTTTTTATTTCCGGTATAGGTAGATCCAATTCACAGGTCAGGGGCCAATGTTTATCTTTTCTACCCTCATGCTGGGTCTCTTTTTGCATCCGCCTTAACTTAAAGGGGAGCATGGTTATACTATTGTATTCGTTAGTTATAGGATCTTTGAGTAGTTCTAAAGCTAAATAGATCCCGCTCTGGACATCTACCATAGTATTCCAGGAGCCGGAATCGATAACATAAATGCCCCCCATTGAGATATCGGGTATAAAAAAGAAGAGGCTGGCTCTTTTACTACAACCGTCCTTTTGGCCAAACTTATCACAGGGGCATTCTACCTCTTCAAAAATCCCTTTTTCATTAGCCTTCATGGCAGTTTCGCCGTCACCCACACATTTAAGACCCCTTGAGCTACCATAATATTTATAGGCCTGAGGAAATAAACCGCCCACGTCCGGTAAACCGTTTTCGTCTAGTCCGGATAAAGGGAAGGCAATATTTAATTCAATGGGTTCATCTCCAAACATTGCTTTAACTTCTTTAGGGCACACAAAATAAGATACATCTTTGGGATGGAATTCCAATTCTCCAAATTTATCCCGCCGCTGTACGAGATCCCCGTTCTGATCCTTTTTATATTTTCCATCCTTACCTTTTTCCAAAGTAGGAACCTGAATCCCCAACCGGATTTTTCCTTTCCAGGTCAACCTCCGGATACTGCTTATCGGATGGTCTCCCCGTATCTTAGTAAACCTCTTAAAAAAACTTGTACCACCGTTCATTTAAATAACCTCCTTAATTAATTTTATTTTTTGCCTTATTTATTGATATGCCTTCTTAATTCTTTGTTGTCAAGACTGTAAAGTTTCACCACAAAATCTAATCTTTTATCCTCCTCTAACCCATTCACTTGACCCTCTAATTTCCTAATTCTGTTCTTTAGCTTTTTTGCTGTGATTTTCTTCATGCTCAAATTACCCCCTTAATATTATTTTTCACGTTAAAATGGTGCATCTTCATTTTCTCGTTTTACCTCGCCCTCTTCAATATAAAAGCCAATCGTCCCAGTGTCGTCTACTTCTTCGGCCCAGATCTGATAGTCAAATTCTTTTGCCATTTGGCGAACTACTTCTTTACTTCTGTTATCTAATAAGGTCCAATCTGAAATCCTTAAAACTTTTAATTTCGGATTCAAGGCCATTCCTATTTTTATACAAATCTTTAACTGCTCGGAGTATGATATTTGGGAATATGGAGTGCCATCATAGGCGATTTCAGTTTCAGTTAGACTTAGTTTCTGGTCTGGGATCTTATGCCAATTCTCTTTTAGGCCATCTTCCATTATCTTGATTTGCTCATTTATTTCCTGTGTAAAATCAGCATATTCATTTTTGGCCTTATTTTCTTTCCTATCGGCTATTCTATTGCGGTCCCGGGCTCTTATCTGTTCGTTTATTGCCTGCGATTCAGATAATTTTTCTCTTAGGGAATCGATGGGAATTTTTTTGTTTTCCTGTAAATAATTTTCGCAATTATTAACAAGAGTTTTTAACCTTTCTATTTCTTTTAGTGATTGCTCTTTGTTTCTAGTTGCTTCATCAATTTTGGTATTAACCATCATTGCTGCTTGCAATTCATTATTAATATCATCTACAGAAATTAATTCTTCCGGCAGATCTTCAAGCGTTATCTCTTCCCTGTTCCCAGATAGTAATTTTACTTCCCGGCCTTTTCCTAATCTTTGATCATATAAGAAGGCAATTTTTTTCTCTATCTCGGTAACATCAAACTCAGTTAGATCAATAAGCACCTTCCTTTGTTCTTTCCCGCTCATCTGCGAAAACAACCGCGGATCAAAACTCAAATAACCAATGAAGTCATCTAATAACTTTTGTGGGGGGTCGTGTTTTTTCCCTACTCCGTTGGTTACTTTTAGTTTTGTTTCTCCGTTCGCTTTCCATACCCTATTTACAACAAACAGCACTTCCGGTATTTTCCCCGCTGCAAGTTCTTCAGGCGATAAATCTTCACATAAAGTTACCTCGCCCTCTGCCTCTTTTTCGCCTTTTCTAATAGGCATGGGAGTTTCTTTCGCCCCAGCTTTCCAACACAATACATACCAGATAGAATCTAACGCCGAAGTTTTCCCCGCTCCATTTTTACCGGATATAATCACCATGTCATCCTTTGGTGTTATATCTATTGCCTTTATCCCTTTTATATTTTTGCTTTTCAAATTAATGATTTTCATTTCTTACCTCCTTAATTTTTTATTTTCCAAAATTAACCAAAGGTGTCATCCTGGCACTTTTGACAAAGCCCCGAAATCCCATATTCTTTAATGGATAATTGATCTTTAAAATCTTCCATTTCTATCTTTGCGCCACAAGTAACACAGACTCCCTTTTCTTTAGCTTCTGTCGGTGATCTTCCAAAGGCTTTTTTGGCAAAAACATCAAGAAAACTTTGTATCTCTTTGCTTCTTTCCACCTTCATTTACCTCCTTAAAATTATTTTTCTACCATTTATACCGGACATTAAAATACTTTTTCATCCCTCCTTTACTGATAGTCATTTGCTCTTTTTCTTTCTTGCCTTTATAGATATTCAAAGCGATCATAAATATTAACCAGACAAAAACAATGTAAACAAAAGTCATAGAATCACCACCTTATTTATTGTTGATCCGGATTTTTACTTCGTATAGAAGTCTGTTAGTATAAAATTCAGATTTGGTTACAAAACGCACTACATTTGAACCTTCCTTTATCTCTTTTATCATTTCATCCAAAAGATTTTTAAAAACTATCCTTAATTGTTTTAATTTTTCTTCTTTCAATTTTTCACCCCCCTTTTTATCAAGCCTCCGTTTAGGTCCTTATAGCTAATAAGCAAAGTCCCCGGGGTTGGCGGGTGAGAAATCATTAGCTCAACCTTGCGGAGGCTTGATTCTTTTCTAAATAAAAAAAGCCAAATAAAAAAGCCCGGATACATACAGGCAAGCGTCAAACCTGTATCTTTTATCCGAGTTAATTATTTGGCTATATTCTATTTTAAATTTATTTTACTTACATCTGGTAAGCATATGATATATTATAGGACGTTGTTAAATCTCTAAAAAAATGTTACCCGGATACCCTCCACTTATTCAATTGTGGTAATCTAAGGGCATTTGAGTATCATAACGCTTTTTCCCCTTTTTCATTTTAATTTAATTATTATATTATCTATAATTGCCCTGGTATTCTCGCTTTGTGGTGCAGTCTTACCTTGTTGGTATCTGTTATATGTGCCGTAACTCACTCCGAGAAAATGAGCCATTGCGGTGGGACTTATATCATGTTTTTGAGCTAGAGTAACCAGTTTTTTTATTCTCTCATCTTTTATTTTTGAAATATCTATTTCAATTCTTTTTCCCATATTTACTCTCCATAAGAATAATACCATATGTAAGAATAAATTGCAAATATTTTTTGAAAATTATTAAATTAGTTATTATAATTTAATGCATCCCTAAGATT